CACAGAAAACCTCGACTTCACGCAAGTCATCCTCGAGTTCTACACGCAAGGGGTCCCGGACAGCGGCTGGGTCCACGTCAGCCACGACCCGCAGAACCTCAAAAAGCAAAGCTTAACAGCCGTCAAAAAAGATGGTAAAACGGTGTATCTACCAGGACTTGTTGCTTAAATGGCCTATTTTCGTCTAGCCCTAAAACCCGGCATCGATAAACAGAACACCGAGTACGGCGCTGAGGGCGGCTGGATCGATGGGGACTACATTCGGTTCCGTTATGGTCTGCCAGAAAAGCTTGGCGGCTGGACCCCGTTTACTGGCTCAGAGGTATATCTCGTTGGCATGGCCAGCGAAGTATTTACTTGGAACGACCTAAACGGCACACCAGATCAACGTTGGAGCAGCCGTAAGTTACTTTGACTTCGGCTGGGGCACAGGAACCTGGGGCTTATCTACCTGGGGCACCCCTCGTCCGGCCTCTGCGGCAACGGCCCTGTATTCAAGAGTTTGGCAGTTTGACAACTATGGCGAAGACGTTATCTGTCAGCTAGTTAACGGCGGTATTTATATTTTTGATACAAGTGGCGGGGCGCTTGTGAGTAATCCTGCCACGGCTATTGCTGGGGCTCCGACAAAAAGCAAATATGCTTTGGTATCAACGCCAGATAGGCACCTGGTATGCTTTGGAACAGAAGAAACGATTGGAAGTTCAGGTACTCAAGATCCGATGTTCGTTCGGTTTTCAAACCAAGAGGACATCAATACCTTTACGGAATCCGCGACCAATACTGCTGGTGGCCAACGTTTAACTGACGGAAGTCAGATTGTTACGGCTGTACGGTCTCGTGGACAGATACTGATATTTACCGACACTTCCGTACATGGCCAGCAGTATGTTGGACCGCCATACACCTTTGGCTTTACCCAGTTAGGTGCTAACTGTGGCTGTATTGGCCCGCATGCGGCAGTGGACGTGAACGGCTTGGCCTTCTGGATGGGCACGGAAGCATTTTACATGTTTGACGGTACGGTCAAAAAGATGCCCTGCACGGTCCAGGACTATGTGTTCAAGGACATTAATCTTGTACAAGGGACCAAGACTCATGCTGGGGTCAACTCACAATTTAACGAAGTAACCTGGTGGTATTGCTCTTACACCAGTGACTACATCGACCGTTTTGTGACCTATAACTACCTTGAAAATGTATGGTCGATTGGAACAATGGCTAGAAGCGCTTGGGTAGACATTGGCACATACGACAAGCCGCTTGCTTCTGATTACATGCAAAGCAGCACTGCCACACCGACAGGAGCGACCATCTATGGGTTGACTGCTGGCCGGTCACTGGTTTTCAACCAAGAGGATGGCGTCAATGGAAATGGTTCGCCTATTACTGCATATATTCGGTCTGGCTACTTTGATATTGGTGACGGTGACAATATGCTCTATATGCGCCGCTTTATCCCAGATTTCAAAAATCAGGTGGGTGATCTCACGGTACGTTTGTTGCTGCGATCATATCCTCAAGCCACGGCAAGCCCCTCCTCGCTCGACCCGTATATCATTACGCCGACTACGCAAAAGGTGGATACCAGGGCAAGAGGACGCCAGATAAGTTTGGGCATTGAAAGTGATGCTCTTAACACAAATTGGCGGTATGGAACCTTGCGCGTAGATATTCAACCAGACGGCCTAAGATGAGCAAAATTCTTAACGTTCGTCTGCCAAATGTTGGAGCACAATATGACCCGTCTCAAATTAACCAGCTTGTACGTTCGTTAGAACAAATCGTTCTTCAGCTTAATAGTGCCTACACCTCGACCGTTGATAACGACAATCTTGGCGCTTTAGGGTTTTTTGGAGCAGGGGGCCCTGGTGCTCCTTTGGATGGCACAGAAAACTTTTTTCTGCCCTATGCGTCTTTTATAGATCGCACGACGCAAACGGCGGCGGCCACCAACACAGCCTATGCGCTTCCTTTAGAAATAGAACAGCTTTCTAGTGGGATATACAGAGACCCAGGTAACACCTCTCGTGTGTACGTGGACTTACCCGGCGTCTATAATATTCAGTTTTCCGCTCAACTTAAAAAAGCATCAGGCGGCGCGGCGAACGCTTTTATTTGGCCCAGGGTCAACGGTCAAGACATCGGGGCCTCCGCTACAAAGGTCACGGTCCAAGGATCATCAGCCGCTGCCGTGGCTGCTTGGAACTTTTTGCTTGATTTGGATGGCGAGGACTATTTTGAGTTAATGTGGGCAGTTAGTAATACCGGGCTTGTGCTGTTGGCAGAGGCTGCCACGGCCTTTTGCCCTTCTATTCCTTCTTTAATTTTAACCGTGACATATGTTTCCAGTATCAGTGAGATTGGGCCAAGTTCAAGCTTCCCGGTTTCGGGGGTTTCGGGCACTGGGCGTGTGGGCACGGTCAGTGTAATACCCAGTTTAAGCTTCTCGGTTTCGGGGGTTTCGGGTACTGGAAATGTGGGCACAGTCAACGTAACGGTATAGCCATGGCCAATAAATACGAACGATCAAGACTTATTCCTAGCGCAAACGTAACCACCCTTTTGTACGAGGTGCCTGCCGCTACGACTGCCATTTGTAGGTCTTTGAGGATTACAAACACCAACTCTAGTCGGTCAGAAGTCACTGCCGTTCAGGTGGATTCAGCCTCGGCGCTTACGATTACCCTTTTGGACCAACACGTTATATCCCCCCGTAGTGAATATGATGCCTTAAACGGGGTGCCCTTAAACATGGAGGCTGGGGATAAAATCCGTGTTACGGCCACGGTGGCCAACGTTAATTTCTATCTCTCTTACGTAGAGATAGACAGAAACTGATGAAATACGTCATAATTAGCCAATCTTTCGCGTCCTTTCCCGACGCGCGGCCCTATGCGGCCATTGGCACAAACTGGAAAGGATAAAAATGGAAGACCAAGGAATCATGGCGCTCCCCATGGGAGGCATGCAAGGCCCCACAGCACAGCCCCCGGCCCAAATGTTTGACCCGGCTGCCTCGGCTGCATTTGAACAAATGCGCGGTCAGGTATCTCCTAAGGAGTTTAGCTCCGAGATCCTAACGGCTGCCGAGCAAGTTGACCCGGCAGCAGTGCGGCAACTGCGTCAGGCCCTATCAGGGCTACGTCTCCCCCAAGAGATTATTGATGCTATGCAGCAGATTGTGGAAGTTATCTTGCGCGATCCGCAGAACTATGCAGCAATTCGTGCAGATTTACTTGCGGATGATTTCCCAGAAGATCTTTTGCCCGAGCAGTTTGACCCGATGTTCTTTGGCGCCCTAAAGGTGGCCTTAGACCAGGTAGAGGCCGAGGCTGGCGGCCAGCCAGTCCAGTCCTTTGCCATGGGTGGCATTGCTAACCTTCGCCCTATTGCAGCGGCTATGCAGGGAATGGGACGAAGTGGTGACACCATGTTGGCTCACATCACTCCTCGTGAAGCGGGGATTTTGCAAGCACTTGGCGGGGTTGGCACGATCAACCCACGTACGGGTTTACGTGAATATGGCTTTTGGAAATCGGTTACAAAACCTTTTAAAGCCGTAGGCAAGGCCCTTAGCAACACTGCAAAAAGAATTGGAAATGCGGTTAAAAAGTTTGCTAATTCTACTGTAGGCAGGATTATTACGACTGTCGCTCTGGGCTTTTTCTTAGGTCCAGCGGCGGCAAGCTTTTTAGGGGTTACTTCAGCCGCCGGCGTGGCCGCTGTTGGTGGCTTTGTTGGTGGCTTCGGTTCTAGCATTTTGGCCGGGCAGAGTCTTAAGGATTCTTTGAAGTCTGGTGCGATTGGCGGATTAACTGCTGGCGTTACGGCAGGGGTAACTGGTGGAATGGGCGCCTTTGAGGCGGGTTCTTACAGTGGTCCAACCACAATATCTGGCCAGTGGGATAAGGCAGTAAATAGTGGCAAGTCTCTTCTTGGCATTTCAACGCCTTCAACTGCGGGTACCTCCATTTCTGCCGAACAATTAGGCACATCAGTAGATTCTATTGACGCTGCTGCAGGGAATGTTATTAACCCCCCAACAGTCCCTACTACGGCAGAGTTGGCTACTACTCCCACAGCAGACCTAACTATTGGCCAACAGGCTATTCAGGCTCCTCCTAGCGGTATTGGTCAAGGGTTTAATGTGGCTGCGGTACAAAGTCCAGTTGTAACCGACGCTGGAACCTTGGGTCTTGGCCCAGCCCCTGCCCCAGCTCCTTCTTATTTAGGTATGGACCTAAGCAGTGCTCAAGGGACGCTAGGTGGCCCGTCTTACGCTGGGATGGACCTAAGCAGTGCTCAAGGAGCGATGGGCCCATCCTATGCTGGCATGGATCTAAGTAGCGCTCAGGGAGCAACAGGCCCATCGTATGCAGGAATGGACCTAAGCAGTGCTCAAGGGGCAACAGGTCCTTCTTACGCAGGCATGGACTTGAGCAGTGCTCAAGGAACAATGGCTGGTTCT